TGAACTTTTAATATTTGTCGTGGTGTTTACTTGCTGAGGTTGTGAAATAATTGTATCCATTATACATTTTGTCTATTAAAAACGTACGGTAATGGTAAATAATTATCATTACTTGGTACAGCTCTAGTTACTCTAGTTGAAGCTACTGTTGTTGATGCGATAGAAACCATCGGCATCAAATATACTAAAACGTCAAAAGAATCTGGATGCATTAATGTAGGTACATATGGTGATCTAATAAAAGTAGTCATTCTTGTCTTAGGGACATACGAGGGAGGCTGATTAATTCCTGCCATTCTAAAACTTCTAGTTGGAACAAAATCTGTAGGCCAATATGTAGGGATTGTATTTGTAATCAATCCATCTGAATCATCTATATAATTTGAAACTGTATCATTTACAAAAGAATCTGTATTATAACTGGTTACTGGAGTTTGTGAATATCTATAAAAAGAATCAATAGTGACCCTTGAATCGGAAACTTTGACTGGTTGAAAAGCTAAAGTGTAATCTATTTTACATTGTCTTGAAAACCAAGTAGGAATTAGACTCCATGGACATAATTGTCTATAAACTCCATCGCCACCTGGTTGTCCATAATAATTGTTGCTAACTGCTCCAAGTGGATATTCTGCACTAAAAGAAAAAACATTAGTGCCTATGGGTTGTGCGTTAGTAATTGTAAATTTTCCTAAATATAATGAATTTTTACATGTTAATGCCGGGATCCTTTGTTTTTCTAAATTTCCTTCTTCAACTTGATTTGCAAGTACTCCTTCAATGGAGAGTGGTGTTGGCGTGGTTGTTGTTCCCAATGGTGGAAGGGGCTGTGTTGTTGGTTCTGGTGTATTCATTTTAGTTTGTGTTTACTGGTGCTGGAGTGCTATCGAAAGCGCCTTATTCTGTTGCAATATCAATGCCCGCTCCTATAACTGTACCTGCTGCAAAAGCCTCAGGTCCTAATAGTGAACTAGCTGACATAATTGTAGATCCAACTGAACTTGCAATGTTTCTATTATCTAAAGTTAACTGTGCTGTCCTCTGTGAATTAAAATCTCCTTGTAGTGGGCTATTTCCTTGCATGGTTTTTGTATAATTTTGCTGATTCAAACTTCCCATTATAGAATTATTTAATGTGCCTGCAACCATTCCTGTTACGGAATTAAATTCCGGCAAATTAATATTGTCCATTATTGAAGTTTCAGCTGGAATCTCATCAAGTGAAATAGTTTTATCTTCTGTTGTTCCTGGATTATCTGCTAAATATGTGCTTCCTGTTGGCCAAGGCATTCTAACCGTATTAGAATTCATGATATCTAAATCTGATGTTTTGGGTGGGGGAAGTTTTGGAAGGGGAAGTAAACTACTAGGTACAAAATTTGTTTGTGTCGAAGAATCAAAAAACAATTTAGAAGTATCTTGAGCTTTATTTAAACTAAAATTTGAAATAACACTGTTAGGTGTTGATAAAAAACCGTGGGTATTTTGACTATTTGATAGACTATTCCATCCCGAGGAATAAAAACTATCTGGAATCTCTTTGCCTGAATCTGATAAAAACATTATGGATATTTCATTGCTTCTGTCTTAAGTCCTAAAAGTTCTCCTGAAACATGATACTGAATTGAGGTATTCGTACCTTTTGTAGTTAAATTTGAAAAGACTCTGCTAATAAGTCTTCCCATACTGTAAGAATTTAAATAATTTTCTGTAGGTGCATTAATGCCATTTCCAACTGTTGCTAAAAAGGCAAATGGTGCTAGCATTGGACACAAAAAGTCATATGATTGAATTGTTTTTGGCGAAAAATCTACTGTTTGTAATTGATAAAAAGCTGATTCTGTATCAGGAACTCCTAAAATAAGATCATAATAATCTGAGCCCGGTGAAGGATCAAACGCAATTTTCGTATTGCCTTGAAAAAATGCCTGATGTGTCGGTTGAATTGAAATTTTTACTCTATCAAATGAAAAATAAGCTTGGTATTCCCTACCAATCTGTGCTAATGATAAAATAAGTGGAACATTAATTTCTTGTGTAAACCAAGAGGTTGCAGTGTCAATATTCCATAAAACTGCTTTTATAAATTTGTTCTTTTCTGATACTTTAATCCAATCCATCTGATTACAATTTAAATTTAAACTATTGGATTGTGCTTCAATTCCAATTCCAAAATCTGTTACAATTGGTGGTTTTGTCTCCTGTTGTTGTTTTGGTTTCTTTGTAGTTGTCGTGGTGTTGAATAACGGATTTGTCTCAAGTTGTGACATATTTTTAATATTTTATCTAAAATTTAGAAACATACTGCTGGTCCGAATAATTCGTATTAAGACTAAATGATTATAGATTTCTACTAAAATAAATCCTACTATAGAAAAGAATTTGAGTTTTTAAAGAATCTCCATTCTTTGAGTTTTTATAGAATCTCCATTCTTTGGGTGTGTGTGTTGTTTGTGTGTGT